GCATGGCAACACCTAACTCCATCAAGCCATAGGTAAACATTACATCCCTATATCTGTCAATCTTCTTTTCCTCCTCATTCTTCTGCTTATGTAGCATCTTTGCATGAGGACACTTGAATGTATATTCCTCAGCAGTCATAAGGTCAACCCAATCACCAACCTTAATAATCTCTGGCATACAGCCAGCTACCTTTTCTAATATCTTAATCTTCATTTGTCTTTTCTTTGTTGTTAAATTTATATGTTTCATTAATTAATGACCAACCATCTCCTTGATGATTGACCTTATAGAATCTCTGATTGGTAGTAGGAGATGCTAGTCCACCTAACTCTTGGTCATAATGCCCAACTTTAAGAAAATCCAAGTATTGTATGATACCTATCTTATCTCTAGGTATTAAGTCTAGCCCACAATACCATGCAGTCTTTACTTTTTTATAAGCATATTGAAACAACTCTATAAGGGAGTCAATGTCATGCTCTCCTCCAAGGAGTAGTAAGCAAGTAACTCCCTTATGATTATCTAGGAGTCTTTGTAATTCCTCGATAGTTAAAGGAGTACCTTTATCTTCCCATAATTCTCTTGAGTGACATCCAATGCAATGTTGGATACATCCTGTAATTGCTATAGCAAGACTTATTTCATTAGGTACTTCTGCAAAAACCTCTTTAGTATATTTGTACTTCAACATATTTTCTTATTAAATTTTTTATTTCTTCAGGTAACTGATACATACTGAATAATGTTTCAATATATACCTTATCTAATTCTTTTCTAAAGTCTTTGGCATCTTCCAATTTTTTAAAGTTCTTATTAACCTTTTTATACTTTCTCCTATAATGAACACAGTAAGTTGTATGATTTTTATTATGAACTTCCTCTATGCCCTTATTCTCTCCTAAAGTAGAGATAAAAGTATTTATTGCAGAGGGAATTAAAATACAAGTCTCTGGGGAATATATTTTACATTCCCCATTTGACTTTATATCCTTGTCTAATTCTAATTTAGTTTTCCCATCCCAAATAGCTTTATACCATGTTTCAAAGAATACATAGTTTTTAAAAGAATCTGATACCGTAATACCTTTAGCCCCATAATTCTCATAGCTTGGATAATTTGGATAATAACATCTTCTTTCCATATTTTTCCAAATATTATAGATATACTTATCTATCATATATGTTCCAACATAGAAGCCATATTTATCTTTTTGGTCAGGATTTTTAACTTGTCCATTTTTAGCTAAGGTAATATCAAACACAAGTTTTCTATTATACCCTTTGAAATATCCCTCATAAAAAAATCTATTTCTTCTCTTTAAAGATGATTTATTTGTTACTATCAATATTTCTCCATTCTTTTGAGGAAAGCTTTTAATTTCCTCTGCTATACCACTAAGAGCTAGATTTTTCTGAAAAGACAGTCTTTCTTTTATATATTGAGTCATACATCTTCTTTTTTAGTATATACTCTGGTCTTTTGTTCTATCTGCCTTCCTTTAGACCAGTTGCTAATCTTAGTGAGATAGCCTATTACACGGTCATAATAACTAATATGTTTACTTCCACACTTAGGACATTCAGTAATAGGATGCTTGGTGATAAAACCACAATCATTACATTCACTATTAGGTACATTAAATGTAAAGTACTTACATCCCTCTTCTGCTGCATATTTTATAATCTTTAGATATTGTTCTTTATCCAAATGACTATCCAATCCAACATGACATGCTGAACCTCCATCTAGATTATCTCCACATACTTCCTTTCCATGAAGATGTATCTTATCTAGTACTGGAATATTAACATCATTAGGCTTAAAGATATAAGAAGCATAGAGATTAGTGTCATTAGGAACCCAATATCCATCCTTCTTATCTCTGTTGTATAGTTTGAT